CAGTCATTGGTATGCACACCCATGTTGGGAGACAAAGAAAAGGCCCGCCGGGATGGCGAGGCCTGACGTTGGTCGACGTGCTGGTTGATGGCCTAGTATGTGAAGCCAAGGATGCGCCGCGCGTTAGCGCTGCGATCAGTGCCACCGATGTTCGTGATCTTATTGAACACATCGATCTCGATGACAGGGTCAGCGGTACCGTTGATGTACTGGGCGTAGTAGTTCGCCACGAGATGCACGGTCATCTCGACCTTCTTGCCAGCGGAAACCTTGCCTGGCTTAACGGATTTGATCAGCGAGTTGGTCGTGATGATCAGACCCTTCTCAGCTCCACCCGGAGTGATCAGGTAGCCACGGAAGGTCACGGGAACGTCGAGCGAGCCAGGGCCGTAGCCGAGGTTCTGCCAGACCTGTTCGTCCCAGGCGTGTAGCTGGAAGTCGAACTCGATCTTTTCGACGCCGAACGGAATTTCGACCGTACCGTCCATGCCGCCACCGCGGAACTCTTCGACCGCGATGTTGATTTCCGGGGGCTGAAACTCGGGGGCCTCGCCGATCTTGCCCACGTCTTGGATCCAGACCGTGAAGTCCTGGAAAATGTTGGAGTCGCGAAGGTTAGCCATAGATGTCTCCAGCCAAGCCCAAGCGCGCCCGGCCCCGAAGGACCGAGCGGCTCGTGACTAGCTCTTGGTTTTGTCGGTGGTTGTTGGTGACCAGCGCTTAGGCGTTGGTGATCGCCCGCGCGAACTCCTCGATGAAGTCCGTGTAGTACTGCGGGTTGCGGCGAGCGCGGAATTGGAGGTGCTCCAAGCAGGCCGGGGGCTCGAGATCGAAGTCGACAGTCAGTTCGCCCGCCGCGAAGGTCGCCGGGGTGTTGACGGTCGGGTCGATCCAGCACTTGCCGCCGATCAGAGCACCGCGCGAGCGGAGCAGTCGCAGGTAAGAGTTGACGTCGCCCTGGATGCCGGAGAGCAGCTGGTAGCTGAACGGCTTGTCGAGGCGGCTGCGCTCGGCGCGCTCCAGGCTCTCGTAGACCATGTCAGCGGTGCGGCGGACCGAGAGCTGAGCCCAGAGCGGGTCGGTGCCGGTGCCACGCAGACCCCAGAACCGGAAACCGTCATCGTGGATGATGGTGGTCACCTGGTTGGAGTTCAGCATGTTGGCTTCGCAGTCGCGGTCGTTCGGCATGAAGTCGACCGGCCGCGCGGGGCCACCGATGTTCTGGATGACCTCGTTCGAGAACGAATACCAGAAGCCTTTTTCCTCATCGATGCGCGCCTGGATGCCGGCCGCGTAGGCCGAAGCAGGCTTCATCACGTAGATGGAGTTCTCGGTATCCCAGCTCAGAACGCCGGGGTCGACGATGCTGATGCGCTGGCTGCCGTAATCCTGGCGGTACTCGATCGCGTCCTCATACGAAGTGCCGGGACCATCGAGGAGGGCAACGGCGCGGAGGCGGTCGACGATCGATGCGAACGCGACGCCGACCGGGTTGGCGACGTGGCCGAGGGTCGCGGTAACTGCGGCGCCCGTTCCGGCGCCAGCAACGGTGACTGCGGGCACATCGGTGTATCCGAAGCCGGGGTCGGTGATGATCGCGCCGGACAGCTTGCCGCCGACCACCTGGGGCACCGCCTTCGCCTGACGGCCGCCAGTCGGGGGCGCTTCGATATTGATGGTCGTGGTGGCGAGAACGTATCCGGCACCCTGGGTACCGATGACCAGGTTTTTCAGGCCGTTGGTCGGGCGACCACCGGTATGACCCGGGGCACAGAGCAGCTTCGGAACGACCTGAAGCATCGGACGCGCCTTGAGCAACGACCAGACGCCGGTCTTGCCGCTCGGCGACCCGACGCAGTTCGACCAGGTCCCCTCCTGGCTCTCGCCTTCGGCTACGCGAACCGCGACGATCACAGCCGACTTCTGGCTGTAGATCGCGTCGACGGCGTCAAGCAGCGTGCCCGTGGACTTCAGCTGTCCAGCCTTGAGCGCGTCGGAGAAGACGGCCACAGGCGTGTTGAGCGGGAATATATTGGGGTCAGCGTCAGGCGCCGTGCCGACCAGGCCGATCACGTTGGACTTGACGGTCTCGACCGGACCAGAAGGGCTGTCGAGTTCGATCGTCTCGACGCCGTGGAGATATTGAACAGTCACTTATGGTTCTCCCAAACAAAAAGGCCGCCCGTTGGGGCGGCCTGGAGGTGATGGCTTTTGACGATGGCTTGGATCAGCCTGCGGAGAACGCCGCGTCGATCTGGGCCGTGGTGGTGATCGTGCCAGCCTCGATTTGAGAGAGCACTGTCTCTTCGAGGTCGAAACTAGCCTGGACGTGCCCTGCGATCTCTCTTGAGATCGCAACAAACGACGCTCGATCCAGCGAATGGAAACCGCTTGGCGTTTTGAAGTTGATCGGCGCCTGCACAATGCCGAGATCGATCGACTGAATCGTTTGACCGATGATGCCACGAGTTTCACGGTCTGTGAACAGCTGGCCAAACGCCTGCGAGGTGATCCCTCCGATCTCCTTCTGCCACCGCCTGTTGGAAGCGTACGCCAACAACTCCTGGTTTGTCGGAGGGGGAGCGACCGTGACGTCCAAAACCTGGATGAAGACGCCATCCCTCTTTTCGAAGTGATAGCCGTTGATGACATCCTTCGGATCAGTTGGAACGGGCGCGGGCTCGACACGGTAGACACCGACCGCATTCAGATCCTGCTCAGTCCACAACTCAATGCATTGCCAGCCATGGAGCGCTCCATCAGATCCCATAAAGCTCGATCCAGGCATCACCTCGTCGAACTCGCCCGGAGCCATTTCTCTTACAACCAGCATTCACTAACTCCATGAGATATAGACTGCGCCGTTACCGCCAGCAGTTGACCATTGCTGAACCGTGTTAGGTTCGGGTTCGACGGTACCGGCCACTCCGCCTGGACCTACGACGATCGTGATTACGGTTCTTGGCAGCAGCAATCCGGATGCTCTGTTCCAGATCCGCACTGCTCGACCTCCAGCACCTCCGTAGCCAGCCCAGTAACTGGTGCCTGGATAGCCACCTATCGCTGGGAGGCCGCCGTTGCCGGCGCCTCCAGCCGTATTGGTACTGCCGCCAGCCGCTGATCCGTTGGCACCGTTGTTGCCTGTTACCCCCGTGATATCAGCCCCGGAACCGCCGCTGCCACCGTAGCCAATGAGAGTGGCATCCGGAGCAGCGAAGTAACTGTAGGTGCCGTCACCTCCATAGTAGATGTAAGGTCCGCTGCCACGCCACCCGCCGCCGCCCCCGCCAGCCCCACGAACGTCAGCAGTTAGAGTGCGGAAATATGGGACAGTGAATGAGTATGTCCCTGGTGTGGTGTACGAAACGGACCCTGGAATGACATTCAGTACAGATGGAATACTGCGACGGAATGGTAAGATGAGCATTAGTAGATCTTCCAGCCTGCGCCAGTCATCCAGCCGTATGGCGTAAAGATTCCGGAGAAGATAACGGCGATGTAACCAGCTGATGTGGTGACCTGCGGGACCAGGGCATCCGGGAAGTAAACACCTGACCAGCTCACCGTACGGCCCCCAGTCGCATCCTGCAGAAGGATCAGATCGGCGGGCTGTCCATTCTTGAAGTTAGTGAACGAAATCGTCACGTTTCCAATCAGCGTTGCGTAGAACCTCGTGCCGTTGTTGCCGTTGATGACGACGGCGCCAGTTACATTGCCGAGATTGACGAAGTTCGTAGCAGTCCACGCCTTGCCGACAGTGACGACGTTGTCTGTGGTGTTGCCCCAGATCTCTGAAGCGGCGGCCACGCGGGTCAGCCCAATGTTGGCCTGTACCTGCGTCAGCTGCGGCCCCGTCAGCGTCTGCGCCGCATCGAAACGGACACGGTTGCCGAGCGATGCCGTGATTGTCGCCGAGTAGTTGGCGTCTCCGCCAAGGGCATCAGACAGCTCCTTGAGCGTGTCGAGAACGCCAGGAGCGCCGTTGATCAGCGAGTTGATGGCAGCAGCCACGAACGCCGTGGACGCCACCTTGGTCGAATTGTCTCCGGCAGCAGGCGTCGGAACGACCGGACTCATCGAAAACGTGATGGTCTGGGTATACGTTCCCGCAGATTGCTTCGCGATATAGGACGACGGGTCCCATAGCGCAGCCGCCGCTGCGGACGCCGCCGCGGCATCGCGCGCCGCTAGCGCATCGGTTCGCATGCTCGTGACCGCCGCCTTGTCGGAAGCGGTTTGCGTAGCGTTTGAAACTGCGCTGTCGCGATAGCTCTTGGCGTCATCCCTCGCCGACTTGGTGTCAGACAACATTTGGCTGACAGTCTGCGAGATGGCCGTTCCTACATAGATGACCCAGTCATTGAAGGGGCCAGCATTGCCGAAGATCTGGATCGGCCGAAGGATCAGCTGTCCAGATGCCTTGTTGTAGGAAACGGTTTGCGCGAAGGCATAATCCGCCATGTTGGCTTGACGGGTTATCGTGACATAGGGCGACGCTGCGAACAATTCGCGTTCCGCCGCGTCCGGGATCGCGAACGTCTGCGTGGTGTTCACGTCGAGCGTTACAGTCGATGACGAATGAGCCAGCAAGAAGCCCTGCTCGGAGACCAGGGTTATCTTGTCGAGGGCCGGAGCCAGCACGAGGTCGAGGCGGTTGAGGGCAAGGCCCTCAACATACGCTGTCAGCCCACCGATCGAGTCGAGTCCATCCTCGTTGGATGAAACTCGACGATCGATGTCCTCGAAACGCCGGTTCCAATATTCGGGGTCGCCGAGGTTGTCCCTCGGCTTTACCCGATAGAACTGATCATACCGGCGTGCCATGGCTTAGACCTCTTCGAAGCTCTGGATTGCGTCTCCGTACCCCGCGATCTGGTCGCCCTGGAGTGTGACGTGGTCGGCCGGGCGGGCCCAGATACCCGGAACGATCTGGATGGCCCGCGCCAGCGTGACAGCGTATTGCTTCTCCGGATCTGGCTTGGAATTTGGAGTGTCTGCCA